TGGACAAAAGACACAACTGGGTGTTAAGATGTCTAAGACTGTGAAGAAGGTTGGATCACTGAACCTCAAGACAATGATTGAGGAAGATAAGTTACTCTTCTGTGACTATGATATAATCTCAGAACTTACAACCTTCATCTCTAAATCTAATTCTTTTGAAGCAGAAGAAGGATGTAATGATGACTTGGCTATGTGTCTTGTCATCTATGCTTGGTTAGTTGCTCAAGACTACTTTAAAGAACTTACAGATCAGGACATTCGTAAAAGATTGTATGACGAACAAAAAAATCAAATCGAACAGGACATGGCTCCATTTGGTTTTATCGATGATGGGTTGGATTCTTCTAGCTTTGTAGATAGTGAGGGTGATAGATGGTCTGTTGCTAAAAATGATGAGTATGGGACAACAGGTGGTGGTATGGATTACATGTGGAATTCTTGGTAATGAATATTGATGATCAACTATCACTAGGTCCACTATTTCTTACAGATAGGAAATGTAGAACTTGTGGTATAACAAAAAACTTGATTGATGGATTTTACAAGAAAGGAAGAGGAATAAATCCATCCTCATATTCTTATGAATGCAAATCTTGTTCCATAAAAAGAATTATAAAAAATAGAAGAAAGAGAAATACATCTACAGATTGGTCATATCCTGACTGGTAGACTTGTTTACCCATTGTTTCCCCATCTAAATCCCTAGTTTTCATAAATATTTTCAGGTATAACTGAGAACTAAGGAGAAACAAATGGCTACTCCTCAATTATCTCCTGGTGTATTAATCAGGGAAGTTGATCAAACAGTAGGAAGGTCAGAGAACGTTCTCGACAACATCGGAGCAATTGCAGGACCTTTTGCTATCGGTCCTGTCGATGAAGCGATTACAATCGAGACCGAGCAACAGCTTATCAATACATATGGTAAGCCAATGTCTACTGACAGACAGTATGAGTATTGGATGTCTGCGAGCTCTTTCCTGAGCTATGGTGGTATTCTGAAAGTAGTAAGAACCGGTGGTGGTTCTTTGAATAACGCTAATGCTGCTGTTGGGTCGGCAAGCGCTACACTTAGAATTGACAACTACGATGATTACGAAGAAAATCATCTGAACGACAACTCTTTTGTATACGCTTCTAAGAATCCTGGTTCATGGGCAGACGATCTTAAAGTATGTACGATTGATAATGCAGCTGATCAAAGAATCGGAATCAACACCACTAATCCTCTAGCGGCTGGAGCCATTGTTGGACACGGTGTAACAAGTGCACTTTCTAATGTTGTTATTCCTGGAGCAGGAACAACTACAACATTTAATGGTTATCTGAAGGGTATCATTACTGGTGTTTCTACTGATACTGTCAATGGAAACTCTACAATCGACGTTAAGATTGTATCACAAGTTTCTTCAACTGGAACAGAAACCAAACTAAACTATCAGCAATCTAACGCAGCTCGTTCTTACGAAGCATCTGATACTATCAACTTTGTAAACAACGTTGGTGTTAACACTGGTAACGCTTCTGTAACAACCGCTGCTTCAGCAGTTGATTGGTATGAACAACAAACACTTAGTTTGTCCAATTCTACTGTTTTCTGGAAGTCTATCGCACCTAAACCTGTTGATAATAACTTTGTTTCTTCTAGAAGTGGAAATAACGACGCTATTCACATTGTAGTTGTTGATGATAAAGGAACTGTTACAGGTTCACAAGGAACTATTCTTGAGAAGTTCTTGAGTCTTTCTAAAGCAAAAGACGCAACAGCTGATGGAGACAATCCTACTAGAACATTCTATAAGGATTTTCTATCTCTGAATTCAAATTATATCTACGCTGGATATAATACTTCACAGGCAACTGACGCATTCCACGGCACTTCACCAAAAGCTAACGGATTCTCGACAGGATATACGGCAAACACAATTGGTGCAGGTCTCTGGGGACAAGATGCACAAGGTGTTAACTTCTCCTCTATTGGTAATAAGTCTTACACTCTTGCTGGTGGTGTTGATTATCAAGCTGGTGGTGGTATGGCCGCTACACTTGGTGGATTGAATACTTCTTATAGTCTCTTCTCTAATAAGGATGAGATCGCAGTTGATTACATCATGATGGGTCCAGGTCTTTCTATTGAGTCTGACACACAAGCCAAAGCAAACCTAGTCATCTCACTCGCTGAGGCAAGAAAGGATTGTATGGCTGTTGTTTCTCCACATAGAGCCAACGTTGTCAGTGTTAACAACTCGGCAACACAAACTGAAAACCTATTGAGATACTACTCGGCTTTGAGTTCTTCTTCTTACGCCGTGTTTGATTCTGGTTATAAGTACACTTATGATAGATTTAATAACGAATTCCGTTATATTCCATGTAATCCAGATGTTGCTGGTTTGATGGTTAGAACATCTATTGAATCTTTCCCTTGGTTCTCACCAGCTGGATTGACTAGAGGTGTTCTGAATAACGCTATTAAGTTGGCTTATAATCCATCTAAAGGACAAAGAGATGTTCTTTATGGAGCTAGAATCAACTCTATCGTAAATCAGAGAGGATCTGGTATTCTCTTGTTTGGTGATAAGACGGCATTGTCTTACGCATCAGCTTTCGATAGAATCAACGTTAGAAGATTATTCCTCACAGTCGAACAGGCTTTAGAAGGAGCAGCTAACGCACAACTCTTCCAACTCAACGATTCAATTACAAGGTCCAACTTTGTTAATATTGTTGAACCTTATCTCAGAGATGTTGAGGCTAAGAGAGGAATTTATGGTTTTGTAGTTGTTTGTGATGATGAAAATAACACTCCTGATATTGTTGATAACAACGAATTCAGAGCTGATATTTACCTGAAGCCTACTAAGTCTATCAACTACATCACTCTGACATTCGTAGCCACCAGAACTGGTGTTGCGTTTGAAGAAATTGTTGGTACTGTTTGATCGATACTAACACATTAAAGAGGAACCCTAAAAATGGCACAAACAAAAACACTATCTAATTTCAAATCCAGGTTAGCGGGCGGTGGAGCCCGTCCTAACTTGTTTGAGGTAACTCTTCCTTCATTCCCCGGAGCCGCTTCGGATTTCTGGGGTGAGGGTGAGAACGAATCAAACACCAAGATGGCCTTCTTGTGTAAGGCAGCTCAACTTCCAGCTTCTACTGTAGCAGAAATTCCTGTTGCTTTCAGAGGTCGTCAACTTAAAGTTGCTGGAGAAAGAACCTTTGATCCTTGGACCGTTACCATCATCAATGATGAAGACTTTGGTCTGAGAACATCGTTCGAGGCTTGGATGAACAAGCTTTCCAAACTGAATGATGCAACTGGTGTCACTAACCCAACTTCTTATATGACCAATGCTTATGTTAAGCAATTGGGTCGTGGTAGTAAACCTTTCGCTGAAGATAACAGTGGTGGAGAGTCATCTGTTCTTAGAACTTACAAGTTCTATGATATCTGGCCTACCAATGTATCAGCTATTCAACTTAGCTATGATACAGAAGGCACTATCGAAGAATTTGATGTAACCTTCGCTGTTCAGTACTTCACTATTGGTGAGTCTGAAGAGTCTGGATCATCTGATGATCAACAAGGAACAATCCAGTAAGTTTTAGCCTGATAAATAGATAGAACGGAAGTTTCTAGTTTTATCTAATAATGGCGAGACTATTTGGATTCTCAATTGAAGATAACGAGAAAAACCCGCCTGGTGTAATATCTCCGGTCCCACCGAATAAAAACGATGGGCAAGAGAGTTATATCAGTAGCGGGTTTTTTGGTTCGTATGTAGATATTGAGGGCGTTTATCGTAACGAAAACGAACTTATCAGAAGATACAGGTCTATGGCTTTGTATCCAGAATGTGATAGTGCGATTGAAGACATTGTAAATGAAGCAATTGTTTCTGATACGAACGATAGTCCCGTATCAATCGAACTATCAAACTTAAATGCCAGTGATGGTATTAAAAAGAAACTAAGAGAAGAATTTAAATATATCTTAGAACTTTTGGACTTCGATAAGAAGGCTCATGAGATCTTCCGTAACTGGTATATCGATGGAAGACTCTATTACAACAAAGTAATTGACCAGAAAAATCCTCAAGATGGTATTCAAGAACTGAGATATATTGATTCTGCAAAGATGAAGTATGTTCGTCAGGTCAAAAAAACCAGAAATGATGGATTGGCTAGATCTGAAAGAGATAATCCAGCAACATATGATTTTCCAGAACTTGAGGAGTATTTCATCTATACTCCTGGTGGAAATAACCAATATGGTTCTTCTCCAGCTAAGGGAATCAAACTAACTAAGGATTCAGTTACATATTGTACCTCTGGATTGGTAGATAGAAACAAGGGATCAACCCTTTCATGGCTCCATAAATCAATCAAACCACTCAATCAATTGATGATGATTGAGGATAGTTTGGTAATCTATCGTCTTTCAAGAGCACCAGAAAGAAGAATCTTTTATATTGACGTTGGTAATCTGCCCAAACAAAAGGCAGAATCATACCTTCGTGATGTAATGCAGCGTTATAGAAATAA